GGAGAATCTTTTGGATCAAGAACTACAACGACAATATGATAACTACTTTGATATGTTCTCTACAGCAGGTTGGAAACAATTTGTCGAAGACCTTGAGGATATTTCAGATACCTTTCGTATTGAAGATATTAAAGATGAAGTTGATCTTGCGTCAATCCAAGGTCAACTTAAAGTTCTAAAACAAATTCTGTACTTTGAAGATAGCATCCGCAGAACTCATGATGAACTCTTGGAGTCTAATGATGATTAAGCGGTTTGACTTTAAATGTACGAATTGTCAACACATAGAAGAACAGTGGGTAGACTCTAACGATGTTTACGCAACTTGTCCTGAATGTGGCGACACAGCACAGCGGATAATCTCAAGTGTATCCTCACATTTCAAAGGAATCGGATGGCCCGATGCTGATGATAAGTGGGCTAGGGATCATGAGAGAGCCGCTCAGAAATAATCACTTCCATAATGCTACGGCACGGAGTTTAACAATATGGCACAATTACTTGATCGGAAACCCGAAGATCAACAAGACACCGAAGAGTTCTCTTCACTAGAGGAAATAGAGCAAGTCGAACAGGAAGCTGAAGGGCCAACCCTAGAAGACACTCAAGAGCCTGAAGAAGATGATGGCATTCCTGAAAAGTATCAAGGAAAGGATATCAAAGATATCGTCCAGATGCATCAGGAAGCTGAGAAACTTCTAGGCAGGCAAAGTTCTGAAGTAGGTGAACTACGGAAAATTGTTGATGATTTCGTAAAGTCTCAGATTCAAGCGGCCCCAAGCCCACAAAAAGAAACTGACGAAGAAATAGACTTCTTTGCAGATCCTGAAAGAGCTATTGCAAGAGCAATTGAGAACCATCCGAAGCTAAAGCAAGCTGAAGAAACCTCACTGGCTATGAAGCAACAGCAGATACTGGCTCAGTTACAGAACAACCATCCTGACTTTATAGATATTATTCAGGATCAGAAGTTCCAAGACTGGAGAGACAGCACTTCAGTTCGACGTGAACTCTACGAACGCGCAGACAAGAACTTTGACTATGAAGCCGCCAATGAGCTTTTGACACTCTGGAAAGAACGTCAAGGCATGGTAGCAGAAACAGCTAAAGTTCAAGAGCAAGATCGTAAGCGTCAACTCAAGGCCGCTTCTACAGGCAGTACCACAGGTTCTACAGAGGCGCCAAGTCGTAAAATCTATCGTCGTGCTGATATTATTAAACTTATGCAAACTGATCCGAAGCGTTACACGCAACTCTCAGATGAGATTATGGCGGCATACGCAGAGGGTCGTGTCAAATAGTGTTAAGGAGAAATTAACATGGCACTGGGTACTAACCACGTCACCAATACTACTGGTGCAACTTTCATCCCCGAAATTTGGAGTGATGAGATCATCGCGGCCTACGAGAAGTCACTCGTATTGGCTAATCTTGTAAACCGTATGCCAATGACAGGCAAGAAGGGTGACACTATTCACATCCCTAAGCCTACTCGTGGCGATGCATCTGCTAAGTCTGCTGAAACTCAGGTCACACTGATTGCGGCAACTGAGTCAGAAGTACAAGTAACCGTAGACAAGCACTACGAGTATTCACGTCTGATTGAAGACATTACAGACGTTCAGGCGTTGTCTTCACTCCGTCAGTTCTACACTTCTGATGCAGGTTATGCACTTGCAAAGCAGGTTGACACTGACCTGTTCGCTCTTGGTAAGTCTTTGGGCGACTCAGACGGTGCTGACTGGGTACACAGCAATGCATTCTACATGGATGCATCTACAGACTTGACAGCTTACGCTGTTGACACTGTAGCGGCAGGAGACATCTTCTCTGATGATGCTTTCCGTCAGGCTGTTAAGCAACTCGACGATGCAGATGTTCCTATGGATCAGCGTTTCCTCGTAGTTCCTCCTTCAGTCGTACAAACTATCCGTGGCATCACTCGCTACAACTCATCTGATTTCGTATCAGGTCAGCCAACAGTGAATGGTAACATTGGTAGCCTCTACGGTATTGACATCTACGTCTCTACTAACTGCCCACTCATCGAGTCTGCGGCTGACAACGCCGCCGGTGGTGACCTCAAGGCAGGTATCCTAGGACACAAAGATTTCGGCGTATTCGTCGAGCAACTAGGTGTTCGCTCACAAACTCAGTACAAGCAAGAATACCTTGGTGACTTGTTCACTGCAGACACTCTCTACGGTGTCAAGGTACTCCGTCCTGAGTCAGCTTTGGCATTGGTCTTCAACGCCTAAGCAACCTAGGGGTCACATTCGTGGCCCCTTCCTTATTTCTAACTGGAGAGTGTAATGGCTATCTTTCGTGGTACAGGTGGAGCAGGTGATTCAACAACTGACGCTACAATTACTGAGGTAACTCAGCAAGCAACTAACGCCGCCGCTTCAGCTACTGCCGCTTCCTCTTCAGCTACTTCAGCCGCTACGTCAGCTAGTAATGCGGCGACATCTGAAA